GTCGCCTCCGCGTCCTGCCCGGTCGCCATCCGCGAATAGGAATACGCGCCAAGGCTCTCGCTCTGCATGTTGGGATTCTTGCGCCGCTCGGCGTAAATCCAGTCGAGCAACCGATACACACAAAACTTGAGGTCGTCAGGGATCGTCGCGTACCCGCCCGTGTAGACGATGCTCCAGTTCTGGAAGCCCACGCCCCAGCACGGCGACATTCCCCACGCTGGCGCGGACACGCTGCCGAAGTCGTCGTACGCAAACCGCCCGCCCTGTGCCCCGACCCTGAAAAGTTCGCCCGTGTTCCCGTTCACGCGGTACTCGGTCGCGGCAAGGGCCGTAGACGTTCCGCTGTCGCCGATCATCGAAACGCTCGTGATCGACGTAACCGGCCATTCCTTCAACTGGATACGGTCGTTGCCGTTGCCGTCCAGCACTTCCGTACGGGACGCGGACTCAAACCCGGTGAGAGCCGTTCGCCCGCAGTACCGGCGCAGCACCGCGCAGGCAATGTCGATCAGCACGCCAATGAGCGTGTCCTCGCCGGAACCCGTGATTCCGGCGTATGCCTTGTATTCGGCTGTCGTAACAAGGTCCGCCACGCTGCCCCCTTAGTTCAGGAACGCGGCCTGAATCGACGCGGCACCGGCCACGTTCGCGGCGGTTGACACCAGCACGAACACATGGCCCGCGCCCTTGCAGTCCATGTACGGCAGGCCTGTGTCGGTGTGGATTGCCGGGTTGGAATACGAGTAGGTCGTGTCCCGCAGGTCGTTCGTCGCGTCAAGTGTCACCGTTACCCCGCCCGCGCCTGTGAGGTCGCGGTCGAGCCGGATCAGTTGCACCGTGCCGTCGTCGGGGAACCAGTCCGAGGCGTTCCGTTCGCCGTAGACGCCGTAGACACGCACGACGGGGGATGTCGTCACCGCGCCAGCCACGGCCCAGCGAACGCGGACCATCACCCGCGTGGCACCGGGCGGCACCGCAAGGGCGTGTACGTTCGCGGACGTAACAGACAGGGGCCGGATCAACTCGGCCGCGCTGGACGCAGCCGCTTCCGCGTCGTCGTGGATCGTCTTCCACGGCCCGATCTGGCACGAGCCTGTTACAACCTGGGTAAGGCCCAAGAGCCTCAACCCTTGACGCGCGAGAAAACCAATAGCCATCGGCTACCTTCCTTTCGTAGAAGGCTTGCGGGTCGTGCCCGCCTTGTTGCGAATCTTCTTTGCCTTGACCATGAAACGGCGCAGGACAGTCGCCCGCCCTGCGCCGAGAAGGGGGTTGGTTACCCGGCGACAATCAGGTGCTGAGACAGCCCCCGCTTTGTCGCCGTCGCCGGAGCCTCGTCCAGGTTCTCACGAATCCAGAACGCGGCGAGGTAGGTACCGGCCGCGCCGTCGCCGCCGGTCAGGACCGGATTGAAGTACCGCTTGCGGGCACCCGTCACAGGGATCGTGACAAGGAAACCCTTGTTGTCGTCCGTCGCGCTCGGGAGCGTGGCGGGCGAAACCGAGAAGTCCGCACCGCTGATGTCCGTGCCCGACGAAAGAGCCGTCGCGGACGAAAGGGTATTGGACTCCTGCACCTTCATCGCCACCATCGCAATGTCCATCGCGCCGGTGCGAACGTAAAGGTGTACGGCCTTGGCACCGCTCGTATCAATAGCGGTGCAGGTCCATGATGCGTTGTCCACGATCACCTGCGGATCAACGCACTTGTGGAAACTCATCTTCTGAAGTTCTTGTGCAACTGCCATGCGTAATACTCCTGCGGCCCGTAGGCCGTTGCGTTTGGTTTAGGACTCGGCGGTCACGAGGAACGCCATCGGAACGGTCTGATCGGGCTGGGTCGAGTTCGCCGTGCCCAGGTCGTGGCAGTTCTGCGCGTAGCACACGCTGGACTGATACCCGACCTTGCGCTGGTGCCAGTACAGGTAGGGGTTGCTCTCGACCTGCACCCCGCCAAGCACGGTGCCGATCTTGGTGCACATCCCGAAGTCACCGAACCACGCGCACACACTGCCGTTCGCGGACGCGGCGGGCAGAGCGTTGGCGTGAATGACGGGGAAGCCCTCGAAGCGGAACACGGGTACGCCGTTGACCACTTCCGCCGAAGTCACGCCGCCCTTGCTGCGGATCAACGGGACCATCGTGCTGAACCAGTGGGCCGGGTGAACCGCCCACGCCAGCCGCGTCGAATCCTCGATCATGGCCGCGCCATGGGCGATCACGTCCATGTAGTTCTGGTAGGTGAGTTCGCTCCACAGGTTGCCCGCACCTCGCACGCAAGCCGAGTGATACTCGGCGTTCGTCGCGTTCGTGCCGATGGTCCACGTTCCGCCTGCGGCCACAACCTGCGCCGACACCTTGCCCAGCAAGCCCACCTGATTGAAATAGGTGCTGGACGCATCGCCAAGGAAGTAAATCTGCTCGCGCTTCTTGCCCGTCGCGTACAGCATCTTCCCGGTCACAAAGTTGCCGAAGTCGATGTTGCTCTGGGCCAGCATCGTGCGGGTCACAGTCGTAAGCGCCACCATCTCGAACGGGGTCAGACGGACCTGATCGCCGGTCGGGTTGCTCTCGGTTGCGGCCACGCCCTCGCCGGGGCTGTAGACCGTCACATCGTCAATCGAACGCGGCACGGCCTCACCCTGCGGCGCGATGGGCATATCCGTCATAAGCGATGCGAGGGCCGAGTAGCGGGGCCGAATGTTGATCATCTGGTCCGATAGGATGCTCGGGATCGTGAACCCGCCCGAGGCGAAGTCATATGAGACGTTCGCCTTCTGGCAGATCTCCTGCGCTTCCTTCTTGCCGTCGAAGTCGTTGGGGCCGGCACCAACACACTTGGCCCACGCGCCGACAATCTCGGCAGAGTCAGCGTCGGGCAGGTGGGTATCGGCGTCTCCACGCGCGGCGCGGGCGTCGTACGCCTTGCGGTGGGCGTTCCCGATGTTGAACCGCTGCGGGGCGTGTTCGGCACCGGCCATCTTCGCGGCGGTGTTCGCGGCCTCGTGGTCGCGCCACGCCTTGGCCTGCTTCTTCAACTCCGAGATGTCTTCGGTGTCAACCACCACCGTCCGCGCGGGCTTGGCCTCGGTCGCCCAGGCCTTCGCAACGTCGATGGGCTTGCTGTCGCCGTCGTTCAGCGTGATGTTTTCGTCGGTGAGGTACTTCTCGATAGCGGCGAGGTCCGGCTTGTCATTGACAAACCCGAGCGCGGCCATCTGCTTCAAGAGCATTGCACGATTCATGGTGTGTGTCCTTTGGAGGGGGTAGGAACCCGCTCAGGACACACCACGCGGCAAGCCGGGAAGTGTGACGTGGGCTTACAAGGCGTGTTGGGCCGGGTCAGGCGCAGCACACGGGAGGAGAGAGAGACGCCCAACACTACCCGCGTAGTGCGGCCATGTCAACAATCACCACGCGGCGGGCCTTCCGTGCCCGGAACCGCTTGGTAGCCCACTCGGGCACGCCGTCACCGGCCACAGCCTTACCTTCCTCGACCCACAACGTAGAACCGCCGCAGTCCAGGTTGCACGGCATGGGGGTTGTAGACACCTCGAACACCTTCCACGCACGCACGATTGACCGAGCGCCTGGGTACGCCGACTTCTCGGCGGGCGTCGGTGCCCCCCGATCCGTCGCCATAAACCCGATAGACAGGCCCAGCGCCCCACGCTCGGCAAGCATCTTCGCCTGTACCACATGCTCCCCGAAGTCGTCGGGCATGAACTGGGCGATGATCCGCCACCCGTCCACGCGCCCGGCCATGCGCTTGACCTCGCGTACCGTCGCCACAACCGACGATGAGCCGTAGAAGTGGTCGGAGTACAGGCTCTTGTATCGACCAGTGGGGCCAAACAGGGACCAGTCGCCCCCGCCCGGTACCACAACTTCCTCATCTTGATCGACGCTGCCGGTGGTTGCAATGCCGTCGAGCAACCACGCCTCACCGCCCGCGTCGCGTGTTTGCTTCACCCCGAGCGTGCCGTGTGACATCTTGACGCCGATCATGGTCGGGTCGAAGGCGTCGCCCAGACGCTTGGCCGCGCGGTCGTAGAGGCGGTCACGGTCGAGCATGGATAGGGGGGCGGTCAGGATCATGGTTTTGGCTCCGGCATCACTTCAACGTAAATCGACGCACACCTATCGTTAGGGTGAGCCACACCATCACTCACAGGAACAGAGAATGTATACACCTTGCCGTCCGTTCCAACAATCGAATCGCCCGCGTTGAAGTAGTTTTGGTCGATGGGAATGGGATTGTTGGGTCCGAACCGCATCTCTATCGCCTCGCATAGCGGGCACGGCCCCCCAGCGGTAGACCAATACTTGCCCTCCCACCCAGCCGCTTCATACGTCCGCCGCGCGGCACCCTGCGAGGCCATAGCCGTTTCGGTTCGCACGATAGTCTCCGTGCGAGCCTCCGCGATGCCCGACTCGGCCAAGTCCGCGCGTATTTCATTGACCGTCCTCCCCTCTTCGATGCCCGTCACGATCCGCTCCCGCACCTCGTTGCGCATCGTCTCGGTCAGGTTCGTTACCAACTCCGCCGAACGCTCGCGGGCGTAGGTAGCCGCCGCGCTGTCGATGATCGACTGCCCGATGTCCGCCCTGCTCTCGGCAATGGACGACAAGGCCGACTCGCGGAACACACTCGCAAGGCCACGGTCCAGAATCGCCTGGAGTTCGGGGCTGTCCACGCTCTGCAAGCCACCGCCCGGCGTCATGGCCTGTGCTACCGCGCGGTTGTACCAGTCCCGCAGTTCGCGTGCGAAGGCCGACTCCGCCTCTGCCATCGACTTAGCCACGACGTGCGCCTTGCCGCAGTGACAGGTCAGAGAGTGGGCGTCGATGGCCTTGGCTTCCTCCGCCGGCTCCAGTTCCTTCGCGGGTTCGGGTTCCTTCGGTTCGTCTTTCGGCTCGGGCTTGGTTTCGTCCGGCTCTTCCGGTTCAGGCTTGCCCGGCCCGGCCCCAAACGGCATCGGCGGCTGTGGCGGCGCATCCTTCAACGCCAGCGGCACGCCCTGATACCGGTACACATCCAACTCCGGACCCGCCGGGTCATACCCCATCAACGTCCGCCCCTCATTGCCCGTCATCATGCCACGATCCGTCATGCTCTCCACCGTCGCCCGCACCGTCGCCACATCCTCCGCGACGGGATTGTCAAACGCGAACCACCAGCCCTCCGTGCCCTCGTACCGTGGCAGCAGCATCGTCGTGAGCGTGTCCGCGAAGGCGTTGATCTTGGGCAGGATGCGGTATCCCATGAACTGCGGGTCGCCCATGACAGCGCTTGCCCGGTTCGCGTCGCCCATGCGCCACACCGTGTCGGGGATTCCGGCCGCGCGGTAGATGCGTTCCTCGGAGAGCGTCAGCCCATCCTTGTACGCCATCTCGTGCGGCTTGGTCGCGTTCTGTACGATCTTCCCGCGTGCAATCAGCATCCACCGGCCCGCGTTCTGCACGCCCCGGTACGCGCTCTCGAAGTCCGTCCGGTACTGGCGCATCTGGTCCGCGTTCGTGATGGTCCCGTCCGCAATCTCGATAGCACCGCCCGGCATACCGCCGTTTTCCCACCGCTTGATTTCGGCGGTCAGGGCCGCACTCTCCATGTCGCTCTGCATCACGACCGAATGCGCCCACGACACCGCGCCCAACGGGTCGGACGGGTGAATCCGATCGCGGAAGTACATCACGTCTTCGGCCCGAAGGTCAATCGGTGAGGCCGAGTCTCGCCCGTATCGGTACTTCTCGATCAGTTGCGACTTGCTACCCACGACGTTCGTGTATTGCGGGGCCATCGGGTACAGGGTCGGCTCGCCACCGTCACCCATCCACACGAACCCGCGCCCGCTCGCCTCACCCCAGAAGTGGAGCAACCACGCCCATTGTGAGAACGTCATGTGCGGAACTGGCATGTACAGCCGGTCCAGTACCGGATGCTCCAGCACTTCTTCGCATTCCTCGGCCACGCTCGCCGCGATTTGGGCCTTGCGGCCCGGCTTCAGCACGCCCTGCCCCGTCAACCAGTCCATTTTCTTCCGGCCCTTGACCTTGGCCGATGCGTATATCTTCGACCCTGTGCCGCTCGGCTTGAACAATCGCAACGTCTGTGCCGTTGCAACCGTGGCGAGCAGGTTACAGGCCGCGTAGTACGTCCCAACAACGGCCCGCGCTGCGAGTTCCCAGTCAGGTCGTGAGCGTGTCGCCCATCGGTTCGTGGTCTGGGCCGTGTCAACGCTGGACATGGCAAACTCGGCCATGCCCGACGTATCGGGCTTGCGGCGTGTCGCGGGCTTGGGTTTCTTTGCCATGCTCTACCAGTTCTCGCCGTACGGCGACTTGCGATTGCTTGTTTCCACGCCCGAGACACCAAAGAAGAATCCGCCACCGCCAGACACCGCCCTCACCGCGTATCGCATCGTATCCATGCCGTGATTGTCGCGGTCTACGGGCAGGTCTTTTTCGGTCTTATCAACACGCTTCGCCCACAGGTAACAATCAAACTCTTCCTCAGTGCAGGTTGGCCGCTTCGCGTCGTAGAGGGTTTGGTCCCGCCCCACTAGCGCGCCTTTGAGCAGGTATAGCCTCGGCGTCTTGTTGCCGCTGAGTTTCAATCGCTCCCGCACGGCATCGAGGCCCGTTGCAATATCCTTGATCGCGGGGCTTGTCGGCACACCGTGACGGGCCAGCGTCTCCCGGTCTTCCTTGTCGTGGTCGGCGACGGTCGTTACGAAAGACTCGCCCTCGGACAGCCGCACGATGTCCCGCGCGTGATCCTCCACGATCCGGCGTGACTGATACAACTCCCGGTACAAGTACATGGCGTCGTCGCCCACCGCCCACCACTGGCATACGAACGGGTCGTTGTACCCGAAGTCAATCGCCCGATACTTTGGCCATGACCGCCACCCGGCGGGCATCTCGTTCACCATGTGAATCCGCTTGTCAAACTCGGGGTACACGATGCCATCGGCGGATACCCAGCGCCCAAACCTGAGCCGCTCCCGCCTGTGCCCCGTCAGGGCGTCGAGGTTGGCGATGTACTCGGCCCCCTCGGGCGTCCATTCCTGTCGCCCTTCATCCCACATGCGTGGGTTGTCCTCGTGCCGTGACAGGATTCGGTCGAGCCATTCGTCGGATCGGTTCAACCAATGCCCGTCCGGGCCGGGGTTGGTGTCCATGACCAGCCTGTGAAATGGTCTGCCGCCGTTCCACTTGGGCCGAATCTTGCCGTGCCGGAGCGTGCGCAGGAGCAGTTCCACGTCGTTGCGGTCGCACTCGATAGCCTCAAACACGGCCACGATGTCATACTCGCCCGAGAACGTCTTTTCGGGGCGGTTCAGCCCGCCTACGACAATGGTTGACCCGTTCGGGTAGTCGTACGTCTCACGGTTGGCACGCCCCGGCGCGTCCACCATCGACGGGTGGTGCATCCCCAGCACGTTACTCTCCAGCGTCACGAGTACCGTTTCGTTCATGCTGGCCCGGTCCTTGCGCACGATCAACGCACGCGCGCCGGGGTACTTGTCCATGAGGGCGTTGATGAGTTCAAGGATCGCCGTGGTCTTGCCAGTGCCCGCAGGCCCGTCCATGAGTACGCGGGGCGAGTGCGACTTGAACATCCGCAACGCCCCGCCCTTGGGCGTGTAGGTGTTGGCCGGGGTTGGCGGAGCGGCTATCACAGGTCATCCTCCGACACACCACCGAGATACCGCACCCCATAGTTGACGTTCTCGGTTGACTGGCCCCGGTCGAGCCGGTCCATCTTGTCGAGGTCCACGGCCACGCCTACGCCCTTGTCCATGAGGGCTACCAGTAGTTCATTCGCTCGCATCTTCGTACGGGCGTCGGCGCGGTTCTCGGCCTTGAGGATGTCTTTGCACCACTGGACAATCGGCTCCCATTCCGACTCCATGAGGGCGTCGGCTTTGGCTAGGCGGCGCTGTAGGAATAGCAGGTGCGCGCGGACCGGGATACGCCCCCCAGAATCCCCCCCCGAGTTTGGGGCAGGGCTAGCCGGTGTTGTCGCGTCCGCTTCCACCACCATCGTACCCCTTATTGAGAATGAGAACTCATTATCAGTTACCGCCCGTGCTTATCCTATCCGCGCCATCCATAACCGAAAGTGATGAATCGGTCCCGCTTGACTTTCCCAAAACTGACGGGCACGATGCGGTAGGATCATGCCAGTGCTGCAACGGTGATCTACTGACTCGGCTCTTGTTCTTCCTCGCCCTGCCCGTTCAGGGCCGCCTTGAGCGAGTCGCATAGCGATACCAACTTGTGCAGGTTGCCCTCGCCGTGTGCCCGCATCTGCTGGGCCGCGTGCATCGCCTGCGCGGATGCGTTCGGGACGGCCATACGTCCGTTCATGTCCCCGCCCGTGGCGAGTACGAGGGTGGGGCGCTTGGCGGTGTTCTCGGCGAGCATGGATTCGGTGAGCAGTTCACGTGCTTCGCGTGCTGCACGTTCGATCAGGGTGAGGTGTACGGTGAGGTCGCCGATGTTCATTGTTGCTCCTACCGGATGGAACGTGCGCGGGAGAGACGGGAGCGGGCGGAACCGCCGATACCACCCACCACCACACCGCAACTGTCGATGCCGACATTGGACGTTCCGTCCACGGCTACGAGCGTGACGGAGACGCGCAGGCGGCTGATGAGGGCGCGGGTAAGGGTGACGCCCCACTGTGCGGCGGTCCCGGTGATGGTGTAGGTCGTTAGGGCAGCGGCGGTCGCGTTTACTGCGATGGTGTTCCCGATGGGCGTTGTGCCGTCGTACAGGCGGCACTGGATCGACACGCCCTCTGAGTAGCCAGAGTCCGACACGCGCGGGGTGAGCGTGACGGACTGCGGGACGAACCCCGGCGGCTGGACGATGCCTAGTCCGTCCGGGCCGATGAGGGCTGGTTCGGTCGATTCGGTGAGGAGGAGGGCGGTGACGGTGGCCTGTACGTCGTCGGGGGCGAGTGTGAGGTTGGCGAGGTTCGACCAGTCCCGCGCGGCCGTGACGGTCTGGGTGGCGGATGTGCCATACTTGATTATGGTCGATGGCATTACGACGCCTCCAGGTCCGTGCTGATACCGGCGCGTTCCATGCGCTTGCGGAACAGGGAGAGGACAGACTCGACCGCCGCGATACGCTTGAGCGCCGCCGCAAGGTCGCGTGCGTTGGCCTCGTGCAGGCGGTGGAGGTTCTGCCGATCCTCTTCGCACTCGTCTACCCGCCTGCGGGTTTCGACAATCTCCTTCCGCATGGCCGTGTTCTGATCGTCTGTTTCGTTGCAGCGTTCGCGCAGGGTTTGGATTGATTCGCGCAGGGATTCGGCCTCGATAGAGCCTGTTTCGGCCTCTGTCTTTCCGGCCTTGGCGGAGATGTTGCGCTTGTTCAGGACCGACTTGATGTAGAGCGTGGCCGCGCTACCGGCAACGGCGGCGACGGTCGGCAGTAGCCATGCCCACGACGTGAGTTGGGGAGGTACGGTCAAGGCAACCCCTTTACGCCTTGGGCTTGTCGAGGTACGCGCCGACGGTGTGGACGGCGAGACACACAAGGGCGGTGAGTTGCAAGATGCCCACGGTCAGGCCGAAGGGCGGCGGGTTGGTCGAGAGCGACAGGACGGCGGCGGTGATGCCCGTGAGTGGGGCGATCTTCTTGGCGAGGTCGAGCATGGGACGGCTCCGATGGCTACTGAGCAGGAACAGGACCACCCCCGCCAGTAGCAGGCGGGGGGACCACGGTGAATGAGTCGGGAGAGGCTCGCTTGTAGGCCTCTCGAATCTTGGCTTCGTCGTAGGCGCGGTCGGCGGCGTCGCGGGCGGCGTTGGCGGCGGCTCGGCCCTCTTCGTAGGCGGCGTCGGATTCTTGGCGGGTTCGCTTCTGTCCACCGGCGGCGACAAGTCCGCCGACGCCAACGGCCCCGAGTGCGGCCTTGCCGAGTGATCCCCAGGGTTCGGGGAGGAAGTCGGTGGCAATGCTGGCAAGTTGTCCGGGAGTCTCGGCGAGTTTACCGGCCTCGAATCCGAGAACGATCGCTCCATCCGTTTCCCGGCGTCCAACGGCACACCCCGACGCGCACACGAGAAAGGCGCAGGCGAGAACCGCCGCACCTCCGATGGTCATGGGGATGTTCCTGTGGGCCATAGACGTTAGTGTACCCGCCCTTGTGGGCGTCCGCTAGGGGCCGCTAGGGGTGGGGGTTAGGCGAACAGTCCAGCCGCCTTTTCCGCGTCAATGCAATGCGGAGACAACCAGAGCCGCTCTTTCGCGGCATTAGTTCGACCGTCGCCTTCGCCTTGCGAACCGTACCCGCCTTGCGCCTTCCATTCGACGGTGCGCCAATCATCTGGCATCTTGTGTTCGCCGTCGTAACCGGCGAGAACGATTCGCATGGCCGGGTTACTTCCGTTCTCAATAGCCCATCCACGCACGGCATGGGCCACGCTGAGGCTGTCCACGGCGTACAGGTCGCTTGTACGCTTGGCGGTGTCGGCGTATGGCGGGTCAAGGAACACGCCTGCGATACCGTGGCCCGTGGTTGGTGTTGGCCCGCACACACGGGACCAGTCCCCACAGCACACGCGGACGTTTCGTAGACGCTCGGCAAGCCCACGCATGTATTCCGCGATGGCCTCGGGTCGTTTGCGGTTGACGCCACGCCCCGCGTCGCCGAGGTGGGGGAGTTGGCGGTTGACGCCCCGCCCCGCGCTGCCAAGGTGGGGGAGTTGGCGCGTATCGACCATCACCCCGTCCACGCTCTGCCACGGGCCACGTCCGCTACACCAGCCCGATCCGATCCAGCAGCACAAGCCCCAGCACCACCACCCCGCCGCCTTCGCGTCGTAAAAGTCCGGGTCGCCCATCAGCCGCTCGGTGATTCGCTCGCGTTGCCCGTTCAGCCACAGGTGCCTCGCGTGCAAGTCCGCTTCGTTCACCGGCCAGTCGGCGGCATCCGCTACGGCGTCTGGATCGGCCTTCAACGCCCGCCAGAAGTTTGATACGAACCCGTCCGCGTCGTTCACGTTCTCGACGTACCGAACGTGAGATTCGGGGCGAAGGAACAGAACCGCGCCGCTCCCGAAAAACGGCTCGGTGTACGAATCAACGTCGCCGAGCGCATCCCACACCATACTGGCAATACCGCTCTTGCCGCCGAAGTACGGGAACGGTGGTTTGTAATCAGCACCCATCCTCACCCTCCCACTCGCCGCTCGTGTCGGGTGCGTCTGGTTCGTTCGGGTCGGTCATCATCCCACGTCTCCCTTCAATGTCGGCCTGTCGCGGGGGATTCGCTGGCCGGACCTGCCGCCAATGTTCGCACGCAGCCGCGTGTTCTTCTTCGCCTGGGCACGCTCTTTCATAGTCTTATCCGCGCGGGTGACTGCCAAGGTGTACGGCATCCCGAGCGAATAGTACCGGCTCACGAGTTGGGCATGGGTTTCTTCGGTCATGCCTTCTCTTCTTCTCCCATCGCGGCGCGGCACGCGGCGGGGATCGTGGGGCCACGCCGTTCGTCGTCGATGCCTATGCGGACCTCGATTTGGCCGTCGCCGACTTCAACGGCGGTGAACCGTTGGCCTGTCCAGTAGTTAGCCTGCTTCACGGCCCTCTCCACCACAGCCGCGTCCGCTTCGAGCGTCTTGATCCGCTCGGCTTGGGCGCGGATGAGGGCGGCAATGTCCGCTCGCTGCGACTCCAAGAGCGCGCCGGGCATACCAACCAACACGAGCAAGGCTTGTTCTGCTGTGATGCTCACGCCTTTTTCTCCCCGTGGGCATTGCGGTCGGCCTCGGCCTCGGCCTGTGCCCGCCAACGTTCTTCTTTCCTGCGCCGGGCGCGCAGTTCCTCTTCCAGTCGCTTCCGAATCTGCCACTTGAACATAGTGGTGTTCAACCAAAGGACCAGCACGAGGTTGTATACCAACCACGCGGCCATGCTGATAACTATTGCTTCTGCGGTTGTCACTTTGTTTTCTCCTTGTGGGCGGCGATGAAGTCGGCAACCGCTTGGCGGTTCTCTGCCGCTTCCGTTCGCCGCCTCAGTTCGCTTTCCATTTCGGACCGCACGGCGTCGATGGCCTGTTCGATTGTTGTATACACAGGAATGTCGTAGGTCAGGCTTCGGGCGAGAAGTGCGGCGGCGCGTCGATTGATCTCCGCCGTCCGCCGTACTTCTTGTCGTAGGCGCTCCCGCTTCCGTTCCTGCCGCCGTTCCAGCCACGCGCGGATGAGGGTGAGGGGGTTCATGGTTAGTCCAGTTCTCGGGGCGTCTTGCCGCCGGTTCGGTCACTCGATACGCCGTACCCACGGATGGCAACGTACTTCGTTCCGTCAGGTGCGGTCACTTCCCACACCGGGCGGCTGTACCCGGTCCCGTCGTGCAACTCGCCGACCAGAACGAACGTGTACCCGCCCATTGTGGTTGGTCCGGTAGATGCTGGCGTTGCCGATCCGGTGTCGCATCCGGCCAAGGTCATCGCCGCAATCACGCTGAAAATAAGGTACTTCATCAATCCGCTCCTTCGCTGGGGGTGGGGTTCGCCGCGGCGGGCTTGGCGGAGAGGGCGGCTTCGGCTCGTGATCGCGTGGAGTAGACATGCCCGGCACCCCATGACAT